TCCTGGCCACTCAAGTTGCTGGCGTTGCAGGAGGCCGTGGAGAAAGGCGTGCGAAACGGCTATTGGGAAATGGAATATGACGAGAACGCCGACGCGGACATCATTGTCCTCCTTGAGCGAAAGGAATCGAGCGCGCCTCGCGCTACCGTAGAGAAACGACCTCACATCTAGCTTTTTTTCGACGACGCAGCACGGTTGCCGTCAAGCGCAGACCGGGGGATGCCGCATGGTTCATGATGACTACTTTCGTCTCATGCTGCGCGCCATGCGACGACGCGCGCGCTATTGGCCAGAGCGACGATCATGGCTAATTCCCAGCTGGGACGCGAAAATCATTGCGCTGGAGCATTGGACTGACCGCCCGCTCCCATGTCATTCCTTCGAAGACTTTCTGTGTGAAGGCATACAGCGTGGGCTTTGGGAGGTGGACGTCGACGCAAGAACAGGCATGGATATCATCTACATGAAATAGGCAATCGTTGCCCATGACCACGCGTCATTTCGATCTGTCGGGCGCCTCCACGGTACGCAGATGGAGGCGCATTCACGCTCAATTCCCGGCACGATGTCGAAATAGGGCCTGGAATCATCACGCTGGGATTGAGGGAGAAACGGCGGATGAATGACGACAGCTTCTTCCATACTTTTGCGCAAGCCGTAAAGGATGTTGCAACCTACTCCCCGCGGATCAATGCGTGGGTCATCAGCGTGGACCGCTTGCGCATGGTCTTACACGATGTGTCTGCTATTCGCCCTTCCGACATTCTGCCTTCGTATGTGCTCATCCTTGAGGAGGGCGCACGGCGCGGCTTATGGAAGGCCGACTATCACCATGGACATCTCACGGATGTCGCTGTCATTCGTCAGCCTGTCCACGCCAAGTAAGGTCGCATCCAGGCAGGATCTCGCCGCACCGTATGGACGTATCAAAGCGTCACTCCAAATGTTCTAGGAAACACCCTACAGAACGCGCTTAAGCTGCACGGCGAAGCGTCCATCCGCAGCATGTCCGGCATGTCCGATGACATCCCGCGCCAACTCGCCAACCTGATCCGCTTCGGCACGGTGCAAACCGTCGCCGGCAAACGCGTGCAGGTCCAAGTCGGTGGTTTGCTCACGCGCCCGATTCCCTGGCTCTCCACGCGTGCCGGCAAAACCAAAACGTGGTCGCCACCCGATATCGGCGAGCAGGTCATGGTGCTATCGCCCAACGGCGACCTGGGCGCCGCTGTCGCGATTGGCGGCATCTTTTGCGATGCCTACGACATTCCGCGCGACGCGAACGCCAACACCGTGGTGATGGCCTTCGGCGATGGTGCCGTGTTGCTCTACGACCAGGCCGCGCATCTGCTCAAGGCAACCCTACCCGCCGATGGTCGCGTAGTGGTGACGGCGGCGGGTGGCCTCACCTTCACTGGCGACGTGACCATCGACGGCGCCCTGAGTGTCTCGCACGCAGCCACCTTCCAGCAATCGATTCATGCGGCACAAGACATCACGAGCGACACCGACGTCAAGGCGGGTTCCGTCAGCCTGACCAACCACGCTCACGACAAAGTGCAGCCCGGCGGCGGCATCAGCGGAAAACCCCTTCCATGATGGGCATGGATGCACGCACCGGCCAAGCGCTCAGCGGCGACGCGCACCTCGCCCAATCCATCGCCGACATTCTCGCCACACCCATCGGCACGCGCGTGATGCGTCGCCCCTATGGCAGCCGCCTGCCCGACCTCATCGACGCACCCGCGAACGCCGCCACGCGCGTAGAGCTCTATGCCGCGACGGCGACGGCACTTATGCGCTGGGAACCACGCATCACCGTGAAGCGCGTGGCGCTCTCGGTGGTTGATGCCATGGCCGGCCGCTGGATGCTCGACCTGATCGGCACGCGCACCGATAGCGGTGAACCAGTGGATCTCTCGGTACCGATCACGCTGAGCGGTGCGCGCGCATGACGGATGCCATCCAACTTAATCAGCTCCCACTGCCGGACGTGGTCGAGTCACTCGACTACGAGACGATCCTCGCGACGGCCGAAAGCCGCATGACACAGCTGTGGCCCGCGTACAGCGCAACAGTGGAATCGGACCCGATCCGCAAGGGCCTGCAAGTGCTCGCGTACATCGTGCTGCAGGAACGGCAGAAGAAGAACGACGACGCGCGTGCATGCTTTCTGCCCACGGCGCGGGGCAAGGATCTCGACAACTGGGCGGCGAGTCTCGGCGTCGAGCGCTTGCTGATCAGCCCCGCCATCCCGGAAAAAGGTATCGACGCGGTGTACGAGAGCGACGACGACTTACTCTATCGCTGCCAGCTCGCACCGACCGGCTATTCCACCGCCGGCCCGGCGGATGCCTACGAGTTCCTCGCGCGCAGTGCGTCCGGCCAGGTGCTCGATGCCAAGGTCACGAGTCCCGAGCCGGGCACCGTCGTCGTCTCCGTCATGGCACGCGAGGGCGACGGCACGCCGTCGACCGAACTGCTGCAAACCGTCACCGACTACATCACTCAAAAAACGCGGCGCCTGTTGACCGACAAAGTGATCGTGCAGGCGGTCACGATTCGCCCGTTTAGCGTGGCGGCACGGCTCGCGTTCTTTGCCGGTCCCGATTCCGAGGTGGTGCTCACCACCGCGAAAGACAGTCTCGCCAAGTACCTTACCGAATCGCGCCGCATCGGCCGCAACATCACGCTGTCCGGTTTGTACGCCGCGCTCAAAGTCCCGGGCGTCGAAGACGTGCTCGACCTTACGCCGAACGCCACGCTCGTCGTGAGCGACACCGAGGCCGGTTACTGCACGAGCGTCACCATCACGCCCGGAGGTGTCGGTGACTAACCTCCTCCCGCCCAATGCCACGCCGATGGAGCGCGCCTTCGTCCAGGTGTGCGCGGAACTCTTGAGCTTCGAAACACCCCTGGCCACGCTCGCCAATCCCGACACCATTCCCGCGACCTTTCTGCCGTGGCTCGCCTGGTCGCTGGGCGTGCGCAGCTGGAAGCCGTACTGGTCCGAAGCGGTGAAGCGCATGCGCGTACGCCATGCGATCGCCATTGCGCGTCAACAAGGCACCGCGCAATCGGTCGAAGACGTCGTCGCCTCGTTTGGTGGCCACGTGGTCGTGCGTCCCTGGTTCGAACAGGACCCGCCGGGCGATCCCTACACCTTCGAACTCACGCTGACGCTGACGGATAGCGCCGAACAGGACACCTCCGCCGCGTTCGTGGATGACGTCATCAGCGAGGTCAGCCGCACGAAGTCCGCGCGCGACCACTTCACCTTTACCCAAGGGCTCAACGCCCGCGCCAGCGTGCGTGTCATCGCCGCCGGTCGCGCGGTCGCCTACGCCCATCTTCAATTCGCTGGAGTCGCTTAACGTGGCAGCACTGATCTTCACCGTGACCGATGCCGGCCGCGCTGCCCTACGCAACGCGCAAGGCGATGGCACCAACGCCGTGCGCATTGCGTACGCGACGGTGACCGCCACCGCCTTTCCGTCCGGCCAACCTGTCCCCGACGAAATCAAACGCATCGCTTCGATCGCCGGCGGCGCGACCGCGGCCGACACGATCCACGTGACGATCAGCGACGCGAGCAAAGACGTCTACACCGTGCGCGGCTTCGGCTTTTATCTCGCGGACGGCACGCTGTTTGCGTCCTACGGACAGACCGACGTCATCGTCGAGAAATCCGCCGGTGCCGTGATGCTCCTCGCCTGCGATGTGCAGTTCGCGTCGGTGTCGGCCGGCCAAATTACGTTTGGCGATACCACCTTCGTCAATCCCGCCGCGACGACCGACACGCTCGGTGTCGTGAAGCTCGCCAACGACGACGACGCGAAGGCCGGCCGCGATGTGCAAAAGGCCGTGACGTCGTCAAACCTCCTTGCCGCGTTGAATGCGCGCCTCGGCGCCAACGCACCGACCGATTACACCAAACGCTTGCTGGCCATCGCCACCAACAGCGATTTGCTCACCACGATCGGCCCCACGTTTCCCCCGTCCAAGCACTCGCACGCGATGGACGACGTGGTCGGCCTGGTCGCCCTACTCGCTTCCAAGCTCGATGCCCGCGTGCGTTACGTGCCGGGCCAAATCATCGTCACCGCCGGTCAGCAAGCACCGCCCTACACGCTCTTGTGCAATGGCGCCGCCATCTCGCGCGCGCAATACGCCGATCTCTTTGCCGCGATCGGCACGACCTACGGTGCGGGCGATGGCGTGACGACGTTCAACGTGCCGCGCCTGGGCGAAGGCACGGTGATCAAGGCCACCGTGGACGCCAGCAAGATCGGCACGTACAGCGCCGGTGCGCTGCTCACGCACAGCCATGCAGCCAGCAGCGCGGTGGCCGGCGATCACGGCCACAGCGTCTCGCTGACGGCGGCCGGTGGTCACAGCCACGGTGCGAGCGCGAGCGGCGTGGGCGATCACGCGCACGGCGCCTGGACCGATGGGCAAGGCAATCACGCGCACAACGGTTCGACCGATGCGCAAGGCCAGCACTCGCACGTCACGCTCAACAACGTGTTCGGTACCGGTACTGGCTCGGCGTACGTCGGTGGCAATGGGCCGGCCTTCCGCAGCCAGCAACAGCAGACCAACGATGCGGGCTATCACGCGCACAACTTCGGTACTGACTGGCAAGGCAACCACGGCCACAACATCGGCATGAATGGCGCCGGCAACCACACGCACACCATCTCGATCGCGGCCGTGGGCGATCACACCCACGGCCTGTCGCTCGCCAACAACGGCAGCCATAGCCACACGGTCACCATCGCCGCGGCTGGCGGCAGCGACAACCTCGCCGCCGGCACGCACATGTTCCATTTCATCGCTTACTGATCGGAGACCCGCATGGACGATCTCGATACGACATCGCTTCCCGCGTCGAAAGATGCGTACAGCTTCGACGACACCACGCGCGAGTATCTCGGCGTCGTGGAAGTGTTTCTTTCACCGCTGGAAGCCACCTATTTCCTGCCGCGCAACGTCGTGGCGATCGCACCGCCGGCGAACCTCGGTACCCACGAACGCGCGCGACTCAACGCGGACGGTACCGCGTGGGAGGTCGTGCCGGACTTTCGCCGCGTCATGCTGTGGGATACCACGACATGCACGCCGGTCGCCAACACCCTCGCGCTCGGCGATGCGCTGCCGGCGAACGTCACCGCCGAGCCGCCGCCCGTCCTGCGCAGCGACATGCCGCTGATCAACGTGTGGGATGACGACGCGCACGCGTGGCGTCAGCTGCCCGACTACAGCCGCACGCCGGTATGGTCCAAAGCCACCGGCCAGCGTGCCGTGTCGCTCGCACCGCGCGAACCCTTGCCCGACACGCTGACGACGCGTCCGCCGCCCGTCGCCGGGGCGCACCAGGCGCTGCAGTGGAACGCGCTGCACGACGGTTGGGATCTCCTCGCCGACTACCGCGGCGTTACCTACTGGGATGCCGAGGGCGCGCCGCACGTCATCACGGAACTCGGCATCGCGCCGCCTGCCGACGCGCGCTTCACCCCGCCCGACACCGACGCCAACAACCCCACCCCTAGCGAGGCCTAACGCATGTCGACCGCTTACCACCATGGCGCGCGCATCGAAGAAACCACCGATGCACCGCTCTCGATCAAAACCGTCTCTACCGCTGTCATCGGCCTGGTCGCCACGGCGCTCGATGCCGATGCCAACGTGTTTCCGTTGGACACGCCGGTGCTGCTGACGCAGGCCAAAGACGGCATTGCCAAAGCGGGCATCAAAGGCACGCTGGCGAGCGCCCTGCAGGACATCGACAACCAGGTGCGCTGTCCGGTGATCGTGGTGCGCGTGGCCGAAGGCGAGGACGAAAGTGCCACGACCGCGAATGTCATCGGCACCACCAACGACCAGGGCCGCTACACCGGTTTGAAAGCGCTGCTGACCGCCGAGCAACGCGTGGGACTGCGTCCGCGCCTGATCGGCGCACCGGGCCTCGACACCGAAGCCGTCGCGCAGGAGGTCGCGATCACCGCCAAGAAGCTCGGCGCCTTCGCTTACGTGGCCTGCCATGGCTGCAAGACCCTTACTGACGCGATCGCCTATCGGAAGCAATTCAGTGCGCGCGAGCTGATGCTGATCTGGCCGGATTTCACGCGCTTTGATACCGCCACCAAGAGCACCATGACGGCCAAGACCATTGCCGTCGCGCTGGGTCTGCGTGCGTCCATCGACCAGACCACCGGCTGGCACAAGGTGATCTCCAACGTGCCAGTGAACGGCGTGAGCGGCATCAGCGCCGACGTGTATTTCGATTACCTCACCGAAGCCACCGACGCGGACCTCTTGAACGAAGCGGGCATCACCACGCTGATCAACCGCGGCGGCTTTCGCTTCTGGGGTTCGCGCACCTGTGACGACGGCGATTACATCTTCGAGAGCTACACGCGCACCGCGCAGATTGTCGCCGCGACCATTGGCGAAGGTGTGTTCGAGTACAGCGACAAGCCGATGCACGCGAGCCTGGTGCGGGATCTCATCGAATCGATCAACGACAAGCTGCGCAGTCTGACGCGCGACGGCTACGTGCTCGGTGCCCGCTGCTGGTTCGATCCGGGCCTCAATGACAAGAGCAACGTGAAGGTAGGCAAGCTCAAACTGTCCTACGACTTCACGCCGGTACCGCCGCTGGAAGATCTCACCCTGCGTCAGACCTTCACCGACGTCTACATCGCGGACCTCATGACCGCGATCACCGCCACCAACAACGCCTGACGACCGCCGGCGGACATTACCGCCGGCCCGTCGTCCCCCTTTACTTCGAGGACATCACGATGGGATTGCCCCGCAAGCTCAAGAATTTCGACACCTTCCAGAACGGTGAATCGTTCATCGGCCAAGTCAACAGCCTCACGCTACCCAAGCTCGCCCGCAAAATGGAGGAGATCCGCCCCGGCGGTTTGGATTCGTCCGTGAAGGTGGATATGGGCGGCGAGGCGTTGGAGCTGTCCTTCGCCGCCGCCGGTTACTTGCGCAGTGCGCTGCGCCAGTTCGGTGCGACGTCCGTCGGTGCGGTGCAATTGCGCTGGGCCGGCGCGTACCAAGCCGAGGACACCGGCATCTACCAAGCGGTGGAAATCGTCGGGCGAGGCCGCTACAGCGAGATCGATCGCGGCGATGCCAAGGCCGGCGAATCCTCCGAAACGAAGTTCACCATGCCGCTGGTCTACTACAAGGAGAGCGTCGACGGCCTGGTGCTCTTCGAGATCGACGTGATCAACCACATCTTCATCGTCGACGGCATCGACCGCCTGGCCGCCCAGCGCGCCGCCATGGGCCACTGGTAATCCTTCCCCTTTCATCCGCGCCCCATCGGGCGCGGCACCTTCCCTTTTGCACGGAATCCCGCCATGACCGAACGCAAGACCGCCGCCACCATCACGCTGGAAGAGCCGATTCAACGCAGCACACAAACCATCACCGACGTCACCGTGCGCAAACCCAAATCCGGCGAGCTGCGCGGCACGCAGTTGGTGAACCTCCTGCACATGGACGTCGCCGCGCTGGAAATCGTCCTGCCGCGCATTACACAGCCCACGCTCACCAAAGCGGAAGTCGCGAATTTGGATCCGGCCGACCTCACGCAGTTCGGCGTGGAGGTGTCCGGTTTTTTGTTGACGAGAGCGAGCCGCGAGGGCTACCCGCCCGCGTAGAGGACGCGATGGCCGATATCGCGGTGGTGTTCCACTGGGCACCGCCGGTGATGGACGCGATGGACGTGACGGAACTGATGGACTGGCGCGAAGAGGCGCGCCTTCGCAACGGCGTGGAGGAGTGATGGATCTCAAATTAAGCGTGCTGCTCAGCGCGATCGATCGGGCCACCGCACCGTTACGGGCCATCGCCGGCAGCTCCTCGAACACCTCCAAGGCGCTGCGCGAAACACGTCAGCGCCTCAAAGAGCTGGAAAAGGCGCAAGCGGATCTCAAGGGTTTTCGCGAACTCAAAGCCGGCACGCAGCAGCTCGCTGCGCAAATGAACGCCGCGCGTGCGCGCGCCACGGAACTGGGCAAAGCCATCGCCAGCACCACGGCACCGACGCGTGCGCAGCGGCGCGACTTCGACGCGGCCAAGCGCCAGGCCGAAGCCCTCAGCCGCCAATACGTCACGCAGACACGCCGCTTGCAGCAGATGCGTGACGGACTCGCCGCAGCCGGCGTGAATACGCGCAACCTTGCGCAGCACGAACGGCAACTGCGCGATGCCGTCGCGGCCTCGACGCAACAGATGGCCGCGCAGCAGCAGCGCTTGCAGCAGCTCAGCCAGCAGCAACAGCGCATGGGTGCCACACGCCAGGCCTTCGCACGCACGCAAGCGCTGGGCACGCACCTGGCCGTGGGTGGCGCCGCCGCCATGGCCACCGGCGAGCATGTGCTCGGCGCGCTGAGTCCCGCCATGACCGAAGCGAAGGCCTTCCAGACACAGATAGCCCAGCTGCGGGCGATGGGTGTCGGTGATGCCACCGTCAGCGATGCGGTGAAGTTCGCGCGCGGCATGGACATCATGGGCACGAGTGCCACGGAAAACCTGAAGCTCCTGAAAGAGAGCTATGGCGTGCTGCGCGACATGCACGAATCCGAACAAGTCGCGCCATACCTGGCGCGCATGAAATTCGGCATCGAAACCGTCATGGCCAACGGTGGCCACGGCGAGGGCCATGGCGCCAATGCCGAAGCCATGTTCATGGATCTCTTGAAGGTCGCCGAATTGCGCGGCGCGGCCAAAGATCCCGCACGGCTGAAACAGGTGCTCGACTTCGCCACGCAGGCCTACGTCGCCTCCGGTGGCCTGGTGAAGCCCGAAGACCTGCTCAACATGATCAAGACCGGCGGCATCGCGGCGAAGCAACTGGATGACACCCCGTTCTTCTTCGGCATGCTGCACACGATGCAGGAGATGGGTGGTCACCGTGCCGGTACCGGTCTTGCGACGGCGTATCAAAACTGGGCAGCGGGACGCACCACACAGCAGTCGGCCGAAGAACTCGTGCAGTTGGGGCTCATCAAACCGGGCGCCGTGAAATACGGCAAGACCGGGCACGTCACGAAACTGCTACCCGATGCGCTCAAGGACGGCGATCTTTATCGCACCAACCCGTTCGAGTTCTTGATGACGCGCGTGGTGCCGCGACTCAATCCGGACGGCAAGCTCAGTGACCAACAGGTCATCAGCAAGATCAACGCGCTGTTTTCCGGTCGCAAGGGCGGCGACCTGTTCGCCTCGCTCTACCTGGAACGCGCGAACATCGCCAAGCACCTGGCGGCCGCGCCGAAAGCCTACGGCGTCAACGCGCTTTACAACGAGGCCACACAAACGGCCGCGGGTCAGGAAGCGGAGCTGCTCGCCCGTAAATCCGATCTCTACCGCGAGCTGGGCACGCAGTTGTTGCCGGTGTATGTCGCTGGGCTGCAGAAGCTCACGAACGCGGTGCGTCATCTCACGAACTGGAATCAGAGCCACCCGATGCTCGCCAAGGGCATCCTGCTGATCGCCGGTAGCTTCGGCGTGCTCACCACGATCGTCGGTGGCTTGATGGTGGGCTTAGGCGGCCTGGTGGGGCAGTTCGCACTGCTGCGCTTTTTGTTGCGCATGGGTGGCCTCACGCTCGGCGGGGGTGGTGGCGCAGGCATTGCGCGCGTGTTTCCGCTGCTGATCAGCGGTGCGCGTGCGGCGGCGATGGCCGTCATGGGGTTGAGTGCGCCGATGCTGACTTTGATTGCGGTGATCACCGTGGCGGCCCTGGTCGTCACCAAATACTGGGGACCGATCCGCGCCTGGTTTGACGGCGTGGGCCAAGGTATCGCGCAGACGGTGGGACCTGCTTTCCAGCGCCTCGGTGCGGTGTTGTATGAGGTGTTTGCACCGGTGGTGTCGATGCTCGCCGCGGTGTGGGGTTGGCTCTCGCAACTGTGGCAGCCGTTCCAAGCCACCAACCGGCAGCTCGACGCCGCGCGGCAGAACGGCGTGGCGTTCGGCACGCTGGTGGGCGACGCGATCGCCGGGGTGGTGGATGCGATCACGTTGGGTGTGCGCGCCTTTGTGTGGATCGGCGAAGCTATAGGCACGGTGGCCGGCTTTGCCGTAACACACTGGGAGCCGGTGAAGGCGTGGTTTGTCGAGATGTGGCAAACGATCGAGAACGCGGCGCGCAAAACGCTGGACTGGATCTCGGACAGGCTGCAGGGCGTGCGGGATCTGATTGCGCGTATTCGTGGCTTGGGTAACAGCGCACCGGCCGGTGGTGTGCCCATCGAATGGATCATGCCCGGCGACGGTGAACGCGCGCGTCAGGTCGCCGAGGCCATCAGCCGCACGCCGATGGCGGGCCAACAGGCCTCCGGTACCGGCCAAGGGGCGATCAACACCGCCGGCCCCATGGGCGCGCGCGACGCGGCCGGTAGTACCTACCAGGTGCATATCGATGCACGCGGCGCCGAACCGTCGCAGGTGAAGCGTGCGGTGCAGGACGCGCTCAACGATCATGCACGCGCCCAGCGCGCGCGTGCGAACTCCCGTTATACCGACGAGGGCTGACATGCTGGGACTGACCTTGATGGCCTTGGGGCCGTTTGCGTTTGGCATGCAGACCGCCGCCTACGACGAGCTGCGCCGGCAGATGCAGTTCAAGCACGGCGCCGCGGTTCGCGTGGGCGAGCGCGACAACTATCAGTACCTGGGGCCGGGCGAGGAAATCATCACGCTGAGCGGCACCGTCGCGCCCGGTGTGACCGGCACCCTGGCGTCCATCACGCAGCTGGAAGCCATGGGACGCAGCGGCCAGGCGTACGTGCTGGTCGACGGCGCGGGCTACGTGTACGGCGTGTATTTCATCCAGAGTCTGGAAACGACGCAGCGCTACCTGTTTCCCGATGGCACGCCGCGTCGCGTGGATTTTGCGTTGACGCTGTGTCGCTCGGACAACCTGCCGGCCGATGAGCCGCCCAGTGGCACAGGAGCGCGCTGATGGCCAACGAAACACGCACGGGCATCGTACGTCCCGTCTTCAAAGTGGTGGTAGGCGGCACCGACGTCACGCACCGCGTGGAGTCGCACCTGAGCAGCATGACACTCGTCGCGTGTCGCGAAGATCACGCCGATCAGCTGGAGCTGGAGATCGAAGACACCGCCGGTCGCATCGCGATGCCACGCAAGGGCGTGAGTATTGAGGTATCCCTGGGCTTTGATGCATCGGGCATGTGCCTGCAAGGTTCCTACGTCGTGGACGAGGTGGAGCATCGCGGCGCACCCGATACCATCACGGTGCGGGCGCGCAGCGCACGCATGGCCGGCCCCTTGGCCACGCGCAAGGAACGCAGTTGGAGCGACACCACGGTCGGTCACCTCGTCAAGGTGATCGCTGGCGAGCATGGACTCACGCCGCGCGTGTCGGACAAACTGGCGAGCGAGACCGTCTCTCAGCTCGATCAAACCGAAAGCGACATGGCCTTGCTGCGCCGACTCGGCAAACACTTCGATGCGGTGGCCACCGTCAAGCACGGGTGCCTGATCTTTGCACCGATCGGCGACGCGAAAACGGCGAGCGGTATCGCTCTTCCAGCGCTGGTGATTCGGCGCGCGAGCGGCGATCGGCATCATTTTCAGGAGATCGACCGCAGCGCGTACACCGGTGTGCGGGCGCGGTGGTATGACATGAATGGTGCACGCGGCCATTTGGCGCTTGCCGGCACGAATGGTCACGTGAAGATCCTGCGCGGTGACTTCCCCACCCAGGCGGACGCCAAGCGCGCCGCCCAAGCCGAACTCGCGCGCGTCAAACGTGGCGCGGCCAACTTTGCGTTGGATCTTGCAGTGGGCCGACCGGACATATCCCCTGAAATGCCGGTGGAACTCGTGGGATGGCCAGAGCCCATTACTGCCTACGAGTGGATCGTGGCCAAAGCCACGCACAAACTCGACGGCAGCGGCGGCTATCTGACGTCTCTAGAACTGGAAAATAAGGCCACAATGAACGATCACGCCGCCATCGTTCGCGACGACAGCGATGATTCGGAATTGAGTGAATAACGAGCGCCTCTTGCAGGCACAACGGCTCGCCGAGCCGCCAACTTTTCCCGCGACCTTGCGACAATTTGTCCTATTTACTCTCTTCCAAGACACTTTTGGTCGCGTAAGTTCTTGTGTAGGGTTGTGCCCGCTGGTGACCCTAGTCATGGGGTGCAGAGCCAGCAAGACGGGGATCGCCTCGTGGGATGAATTGGAACGCTCAATGCGGCATCCCTGTACCTATGGACCTAGACACAGAGGATTTGTCTATGAACGCAAAGCGGATTGTGTTTGGTGCTTTCGTGGTAATCACAGCAGCGGCAATGACGGGTTGCGGCTGGACCGTCAACGTTAAGAAGACAATGGGAAAACCGGTTGAAATTGATGCCGGCATTAGCGGTCAATTCCCTGCAGCCATTAGAGCGATGACGATGCGTGGCGCTGCAGTAACTGCTGATACGCTTTACATCGACACTTCAGGAACAGACTTCGCGCTGAGCACGTCGGGCAACGTTGCCATTACGCTGACGGATACCAGCGGAAATGTAATTGCATCTTCAACCTTCCCCTGGATTAAGAGCGGCACTCGCCTCATTTTCGCCGACCCAACCTCCGTCCAGAACTGGCTCAACCAATATCCTTCGGCCGCCAATGCGTCGTCGCATTTGGTTGTTGGAAGCACCCCAGTAGATGGACAAGATCACGTGATATCGTCAGCCCTTGTTTACCAGGGGGCAACACAAGCGTCTCAAGTTGTAACGGCCCCAGCTGAGTGTTACGGCAAGTACAATAAAGTTATGCCCTGCGCTCAGTAGTTTAGAACAGTGGGCTGCGACAATGCTCGCTCGCAGCCCACTCTCAACGGGGAATGCGTTCATGATCCGATGGTTGGCTGTTCTTCTCACGGCCCTCGTCGTATCCGCTTGCACAGTCAACTTTAGAAGCCCGAAGGTGGCGTTTTCTAAGGTCGAGAAAGCAGAACGCCACAACGAGGAGGTCTCGACGGCTTACAACACGTCTGTGTTCCGATGGCCTGGTTTTACGTTATCAGTAGCTGGCACGTACTCGCCCGGTCGAAAAACGCACTTACAGCCCGATGCCCCTGAATTCCTGTTCGAGCGGAGCGGGAGAAGCAACTACAATTTGAATATCGATGCGGTACGTGAATGCCGAGCATCACCCAAGGCCGCTCGGCTATTGTCAGAGGCACTGGCCAAGCTATGGGACTATAGCGGGGGCTTACCATCGAAGGGCCAAGTCGACATACACATCATTGGCGCCGACGTTCGCGTAGCCCGGTACAACATGTCGTTACTTGCAGGTCGGAAATATTACTTGAAGTATTGGACTCCCTGCATAGATAGCGACCCTGATGCAGCGCTTTTCTTTGCCGCCACGATCGCGCTTCATGAATCCACGCACGCATCGCTGGACATGGTTGACGGTCAGTCACGGGATGCATTTGAGCGCGAACGAATTGCAGTGGGCGCTGAAGCTTGCCTGTACTTGGCGGTTAGAAGCCTGGATGAGTCGTTCACGCAACAACACAAGCAAATTCTCCACCGTTTCAATGAACTACAAGAATCCCAGGTCGGAACGACGCGCATTGAGCTTCCGTCACTTTGCAAAGCTTGGAAGTCAAACATTAGCTCAGTGAGAACGGGTCAGCGTGCGCCTGCTTTTAAGGATCAGGATCAGCCCGACGAATGACTGAAAGCATGCGAATAGCCAAGGCTGCCCCAGGCTCTTCAATATGTGCCGCGATGAAAGCGACGGCGGAATTATCGAAAGTCCCTTGACCGGGCATCTAATCCACCCAAGAGGCGAGTCAAGTCGAGCAGCTTTCCTGCAACGACATGGCATGTGCCATCCACCATTTGCCACTGCCCCTCCACACCAAGCAGTTGCGCCTCAAGCAACTCGCGCCGCTGCGCCTCAGCAATGCGCCGCCACACGATCACGTTGATAAGACCATGCTCGTCTTCCATCGTCACAAATGTCACGCCGCTACCCTTGTTACGGAGCTGCGGGGCGGATATCGCCTTCTGTTGTGATGCCCGCTCATTTGAGCGGGCGATAGCCGCTTCAGACGTGCCGCTCGAGTGCCTATTGGCATGTTGCCTCGGTCGATCTCAACGCTAGTAGTTGTGTACTAACGATTTGAACGGCGAACGATCTCGAAAGGCAGTTACGATTTACGGGCGAGCGCGAATTGGCTGAAAGCCCCAGTCAACTCTTCAGCGGGTGGAAAAGTCTCATCGCGTCCACGCGCTTCCTCATAGACAGTGCTCAGATTGTCAATAACGCTGTCGAAGTCCATCAACAGTTCGCCGAACGCTTCACGGTCTGCATCCGTTGCGTTGGGCGTCGCCAGAAAATCTTCCATTAGACGAGACATCGCCTCCACGCACTGTATGGAATGCATCAAAGTGTTCTTGCTTAGCGCGTTTGAACTCATACATTTGTCCATGTCGTAATGTGTCTTGCCATAACCGACAGCCATTCCATGTAGAGACCGAGCGGCATATCCCACTTCGGAGCGATGGTGTAGTGATTGGATTTTCCCTGTTTTGCAGAGTCTTGCGTAACTGCAAGCGGTTCAGGGATTGGCGTGCCGGCAGGAAGTTTCAGATGTTTCCAACCGTCGTTGAGCGCATAAGACGGCGCTCTGTCGAACAAGGAAATCCCCCAATGCTTGCCACCGCCCCGCATTGTGCTACAGCCCAGAACCCATGGGGTCCCGCGTGACATGTCTATTTCCACATCGACCGATCGGAATGCGACCTTTCCATCAGCAGAGAGAATCGTTCTTTCAATTCGTGGTTCAAGGGACTCGGCCTTGACCCGTTCCATATCGCCCTTTAATTCGCCGAAACGTGAAGCTTTCATTCCGCGCCACAAGTCCTTGGGGACCTCGGCCTCGTTGAAGCGTTCGGGCAAATTGGCTGAGATGTAAGCTTGGCGAAATCGCTGCGCCTGAGCTGTCTGTTCGGTTGTCGGCATGAATGACCCTCTCTCCATGAAAGTCCGGCGAGTCTAGCGGGAAACCGTGACAGGATTGGCCAACCACTCCCCGTATTCCGGTACCGCTCGCTTGAACTGCTGTTCCAACCAGATCATCTCATCCGGCGAGCGGTTGACGGCCCACCAATACACAAACTGCGAAAGCCGATCAGCGGCTGGACTCTCCAAAGGCTGCACATCTGCACGCCCTTGCTTGCGCGGGGTTGCCGTGCGGACACCAAGTCGCATGTCGCCGATTCCGAAAATCAGCCAATCCAGCGAAACGCCTTTTTCCGCGGCAATTTCCGCACAGATTCCAAACGGCGGACTGTTACGCTGACGCCAATTGCTCGGCGCGCTGACGGCTAAATTGAGTTCATTGGCCAGCGCCGAGTCGTTCTTCGCCCCGTAGACCTGGCGCATGCGCTGGATGATGTCGTTGACATCCATGAGTGGCTCCCCGCCACGAAATGTGAAATCCCCTGACGCAACTTCTTGCGCTTTCACATTTCGTGATATATCGTTCGGTTTGTGTAACAGATCGGCATCGTAACCCATCGCCATGAAGAACTCTCCTGGTTGTCGTCGGCGGATTTATGCGCCTCGCAGCACCGTCAAAACGAAGCGTGTTCCCGTGGGCATCGACCCGGCGTATCTGGCGCAGTGCAAGGCGCTGGACGATGCCCAGAACAAGACCGATGCGGCCTATGTCCTTGAGGTCTACCTCGAAGGCCAGGCCCGGCGGCGCCAACACAAGCCCGCCGCCGGCGGCCTTGAGGCTAGGTAAGCGTAGACGCGGTGTACGAGGACTAAACCGTTATGACAGCTCCCCGCAACACAATGGCCTGCCCGCATTGCCAGTCGCGCATGCGTACGATCACCTCGCGGCAACTAAGCACCCTGGTGCGCGAGATCTACTTCGACTGCATGAATGTCGACTGCGGCCACCGCTGTGTGGCCCAGCTCGGGATCGTTCGCACCCTGGTGCCGAGCCTGGTGCCCAACGCGGAGGTGTCGCTGCCGATCGTGGCGAGACGCGCCAACGACATCCTCGTGACCCCGGCCAGGGCGCCGGCCACCGATTCCACCCCTGCACCACCCTCCCCCGGTGCGGCAGGTTCCCACTACGCACCGATGGTGCTCAACTGACCGCAGGGGTTTCCATGTCGCTCTCCCACTCACTTCCCCACGATCACACTCACGCCGCCATGCTGATCTACAGCGCCACACGGTTCATCGTCACGCACCAGGCCGAGCACCTGGACAGCGAACACCTAGTCAAACGCTGCTGCGCGCATCTGATGGCCACCACGGGCATTACCGAAACGGCCGCCCAGCATTACGCCATGCATGCCCTGGCGGAACTCCAAGCCAAGCACGTGCCCGCGTATTTCGACATCAGCCACAGCACGTCCTATGTGATCCGTGTCGTCGATCCTTCCACCGGCCATGCCTACGCACTGACGGCCAGTGACGTGCTGCAGATGGCCAAGCAGCAGAGCGAAGGCGATCACGACGCCACGCGCATCACACAGCAATGCGGACGGCGTGCCGGCTGATCTAGCCGCGTCCCTCTAACCCTTTCCCTTTCTTTTTTCTCCCACACCGGCTGCGTAAGCAGCCGGCACGGACACGGCTTGCCTGATGAATGTCTCCACGCGCACACAGACGTTGACACATCCCCTTCCGCAGAGGGATGCTTCGGCCGTCGCCGCAAAATCGGTGACCGGGTTTAGCAGCCCGATCAGCCAAAGGCGCGCAGGCGCCCATCCTCCGATGCGAGCGCTTTTTTTGCGCCTGCAGTCGGCGCACGCTTGCGCGCGGCGCAGCTCACTTTATGGCGGGCGGCGCGGGGGAGCCTTCGGGCTCGCCGGTCTCCTTTGGCGCCGGTCTGCTAACCCCGCGTCGTCCGTCACCCTGTTTAGCAGCGGGGGGACGGGCTTAACCAGCCTTAGGAATCCCCCAATGCCTGCACCCTTCCGTGCCGCATGCGCTCGCCTGCGCCCCACGCGGGCCATCGATCAGCGCATCGAATTCGCCTTCGCAGAACTGCACGCCGCCAATGACGCGTTGCTTGCGGCAACCGCCGGCCTCTCCGCTGCGCTCCAGCAGGACTTGATCGATCCCAGCGACGTGTACGAACTGCTGCGCGTGATCCACCTGCGCTTGAAGCAAACCATTGCCGACGCGGAACACGCGGCGCTCCATCAGGAGTGCTGTGCATGACATCGACGAAGCCCTCTTGCCGCGGCTGTCAGTTCCATGCCCCGCTTTCCTTACTCGGCGGCACGCTGCACCTCTGCACGCTGCCACCGGATTGTGCCCCGATGCGCGCGACCCGCGACGAAGACGCCGATCGGTCCGCGCGCGAGGAGTCGTTGCGCACCTACGTGGGGACGAGCTGCCACGTGATGCGCCGGCCAGGCGCACTCTGCGGCCCTCACGCCACGATGTGGCGTTGTTCTGATACCAATACCAGCACCGAGGGTGAAGCATGAGCGCGGCGCGGTACGCCATGAGCAGCGAACTGCTCGCCGACATCACCCGCGCGCTGACGCACGATTTCGGCTTCAAGGCCAAGAAGGATTATCTGCGCAGCGGGAAGTGCCCCGATTGCGGCAAGCCGGAGCTGTACACCAACGCCAGCGCGCCGTGGGTGGTTCGCTGTGGCCGCCTAAAAAACTGCGGCTATGAAGCCTCGGTCAAAGACCTCTACCCGGATCTCTTTGAGGATTGGTCCGAACGCTACAAAAAGACCGACGACCACCCGCATGCAGCGGCGGACGCGTACCTGAAAAACTCGCGCGGCTTCAACCTCGCCCGCTTACAGGGCGCCTACACGCAGGAATGGTTCAAGGATCTCGAATCCGGCGCCACCTCTGCGACGGTGCGCTTCGCGCTGCCGGGCGGCGGGTACTGGGAGCGCCTGATCGATCGCGCTCATCGCTTCGGCAAGATGAAAGCGCGTTTTGCGCCGGGCAAGAGTTACGCAGGCGAAGTGTGGATACCACCCACCGTCACCGGCGAGAAGTTGGCGACCGTTGAGAAAATCTGGATCGTGGAAGGCATCTTCGATGCGGTGGCCGTGGGACATCACAGCATCGACGCCGTCTCGGCCATGAGCTGCAACAACTATCCGGACAAATTCCTGGCGCGGCTACGTGTGCAGCGCGGCGGCTCGCTACCAACCCTGGTGTGGGCGTTGGACGGCGACGCCGCCGGCCGCGACTATACGCAGCGCTGGGTCAAGCGCGCCCGCAAGGACGGCTGGAAGTGCGAGGCCGCAACCATTCCGCAGACCGGCAAGAGCAAGCAGGACTGGAACGACCTGCACTTGGCCGACAAGCTCATGCCCAACGACATCGACGAATACCTGTACCAGGGTTCGTTGTTGATCGCCCGCAACCATGCCGACAAGGCGCGGCTGATCTACAGCCGTACGGGCATGGCCACGTTCTTCTACGACTTCGCCGACCGGCTGTACTGGTTCGACCTGGACATCCGGGCGCTGGACAAGGCAATGCAGCAGCTTGAGGAGAAAGATCCCGACCAGGACGAGCAGGAGCGGCGCGACCAGGCGCTGGTGGAAGCGTGCGAAAACGTGGAGATCGCCAACTGCAATCCGCAGCCGCTGTACTACCAGGCCAACACCGTCACCGATGAGTCCTGGTACTACTACCGCGTCACCTTCCCGCACGGCGGCGGCGCCGTGAAAAATACCTTCGCCGGCAGCAGCCTGGCCAGTGCAAGCGAGTTCAAGAAACGCCTCTTGAGCATCGCGCCAGGTGCGGTATTCACCGGTACCAGCCAGCAGCTCGACCGCATCATTCAGCGGCAGCTGTTCAACATCAAAACCGTTGAGACCATCGATTTCATCGGCTACAGCAAAGAGCACGGCGTGTACGTCATGGGCGATATCGCCATCAAGGATGGCGTGGTGCACACGCTCAACGACGAAGACTACTTCGAGCTGGGCAAGCTCAACCTCAAAACGCTTAGCCAGTCGCCACAGCTCACGATCAACCGCGATCGGCGCGAATACCGCGCGGACTGGCTCGACCTGGTGTGGCAGTGCTTTGGCGCCAAGGGCCTGGTCGCCCTCGCGTTCTGGTTTGGCAGCTTGTTTGCCGAGCAAATCCGCCAAGTTCAAAAGAGTTACCCCTTTCTGGAACTGGTCGGCGAAGCCGGCGCCGGCAAATCGACGCTGATCGAGTTCATGTGGAAACTCTGCGGGCGGCGCGACTACGAAGGCTTCGACCCCTCCAAGTCCACCGCGGCTGCGCGTGCGCGTAACTTCGCGCAGGTGTCGAACCTGCCGGTGGTGCTGATCGAGAGCGACCGCGACGACGACGCCAAAAAGCGTTTTGACTGGGACGAACTCAAGACTGCCTATAACGGGCGCAGCGTGCGCGCCACTGGCGTCAAGAACTCGGGCAATGAAACCCGGGAACCGCCCTTCCGCGCCACGGTGGTGATTTCGCAGAACGCCAAGGTGGAGGCCAGTGAGGCGATCATGCAGCGCATCTGCCACATCTCGGTGGATCGATCCGCGCACACGGCGCAGACGCGCGCGGCGGCGCTCAAGCTGGAGCAGACGCCAGTGGATGCGGTGAGCCACTTCCTGCTGCTGGCCACCCGTGCAGAAGCCAAGGTGATGGAGACCATCCTGGCCAACGCGCCCCAGCACGAGCACGCGCTGCTGGATCACCCCGAAATCAAAACCACGCGTATCGCCAAGAACCACGGCCAGCTGCTCGCGGTATTCGATGCGCTGTCGCACGTCGTCACGCTGACCGAGGAGCAAAAGGAAGCGGTGCGCAGCGAAGTGACCGCCATGGCGATCGAGCGCCAGGCATCGATCAGCAGTGACCACAAGGTCGTGCAGATTTTTTGGGAACGGTTCGACTACCTCGATACCTGGAACGCAGCGGCTGCCTCGCTCAATCACAGCCGCAACCCGCGCGAGATCGCCGTCAATCTCAACCATTTCGAGCAAACCGCCGCGCAGCACCGTCTGGAAGTGCCGTCGCTATCTGATCTCAAGAAATACCTGCGCAGCTCGCGCTCGCGCAAGTTCGTGGACACCAAGGCCGTCAACAGCGCCATTTGGCTTCACGACAACACCGACGAATCCCGCGGCCGCACTGTCAAGTGCTGGGTCTTTCAGCGTGGGCCGAACGAACAGCCGACTGCATCGGCAAAAAACTAATAAGCAAAACAGGGAGAACAAAGCCTCATGAACAAGAACCACCATATCGTTGATGCGGATCTACTGCGCACGCTTTCGGGCAAACGCACAGAAGCGGCGATACGTCGATGGGCGCGACGACAAGGCATTGCCATCAAGGATGGCGCGGAAGGTCCGTGGACTACAATTCAAGCTGTGAACGCTTCTTTGGGCATCAATCAAGCAGGTAACGACGACGCATACAGCGGGGACATCGTATGACCCGTGGCAGGAAGCGCAAATACGATCCATCCATCCCCGCGCATATCGATCAGAAAAAGTTGCCGATAGGATGCTATTGGGATAAGCGCGACCGCGTCTGGTACACCATCGTGCAGGGCATCAAGGCCAAACGGCAAAAAATTTTCAACGCGCATGCGATGCTGTCGGATCTGCACCGTGCCATGGAGGAACTCCACGGCATCAACCGTAAGTCGCTCGAATGGCTGTGCGAGCAATATCACGCCAGTCATGTGTTCAAAGCACTCGCCGAACGGACTCAAAAGGATTATGAGGCGCAGCGTCAGATAGCGATATCGCTTCCTACGAAGCTAGGCCAGCCGCTCGGCAAACTCGACTATGCTCGTTTGGAGACCCATCACTTTCAAAGGATCGTCGATGTAGTTGCCGGCAATGGCACTCCAACAAAAGCAAATCATTTGGCGCGCTATCTCAAGTTGATTTATTCATGGGCTGTGCGCCGTGGCTTCACTACAAGCAACCCCGTAAAGGGAGTCAAGGGAGCAAAGGAACGCAAGCGACGCCGATTGCCTCCGCCGGCAACAATGACTGCACTTATCCAGATGGCTTACACCGGAGGGCATCTCAAACCTCACACAGAGGGCAGTTGCCCGCCTTATCTGTGGGCGGTGGCCGACTTGGCATACTTGTGCCGGCTTCGTGGGATTGAGGTAATTACGCTCCGCGAAAGCCATGCACTCGCAGAAGGTATCAAGACCAACCGTCGTAAAGGGTCTAGAGACAACATCGTTGCGTGGACTCCACGTTTAAGAGCGGCGTACGAATGGCTAATTGCACGGCGCGACTTCATCTGGAAGGAAAAACGGCTTCCGGTTCCTATTCGAGCGGATGACCGTCCAATCGTTGTTGCCGAAGGTGGGGCATCTCTCAAAAAGAGTTCCCTGGATAGTGCGTGGCAACGACTGATTCAGCGCGCTTTGCGTGATGGTGTAATCACTCCTGATGAACGCTTTAGCTTGCATGACCTCAAGCGCAAAGGCGTCACCGATACACCAGGCACACGTGCAGATAAGCAACACGCCAGCGGTCACAAATCAGAAGAAATGATGGACGTGTACGACCTCAGCGTCCCTATCGTGCAACCGTCCACGAAAGCCTGAATTTTACGGTGAATTTTACGGTTGAGCCCCAAAAGCCCTATTTTTAAGGCAAAAAGAAACCCGCAAAGCCTTATGCCATGCGGGTTTGCAATTGGTGGGCCGTGACAGATTCGAACTGTCGACCAACGGATTAAAAGTCCGCTGCTCTACCGGCTGAGCTAACGGCCCGGAAAAGTAAGCTGGTAATTTTAAGGTCTGGACGGCTGCGGCACAAGCAATGCGGCCGAATTCGGGTGTTTCTCAGACGTAGCGGGTGGGATCGGGCAGGCCGGCCTCACGAAAACCCTGCGCGCGCAGGCGGCATGCGTCGCAGCGGCCACAGGCGCGTCCTTGGGCATCGGCCTGGTAGCAGCTGACGGTGGCGGAGAAATCCAGACCAAGGCGATGGCCTTCGCGGGCGATGTCGGCCTTGCTCATGGCCATCAACGGTGCGTGGATGCGGATGCCTGCGCCTTCCACGCCGGCCTTGGTGGCGACGTTGGCGAGTTTTTCGAAGGCTTCGATGAAAGCCGGGCGGCAGTCGGGATAGCCGGAGTAGTCCACGGCGTTGACGCCGCACCAGATATCCGTAGAACCCAGTACTTCGGCCCAACCCAGCGCCACCGACAGCATGATGGTGTTGCGCGCGGGCACGTAGGTTACGGGGATGCCATCGCCGCCCTGCTCCGGTACGTCGATGTCGGCGGTGAGCGCGGAGCCGCCGATGCTGCGCAGATCAACGTGCACGGTCTTGTGCTCGACGGCGCCGAGCATGTGTGCGACGCGTGCGGCCGCATCGAGTTCGGAGCTGTGGCGTTGGCCGTAGGCGACGCTCAAGGCGTGCACCTGATAGCCCTGTTCGCGGGCGATGGCGATGGTGACGGCGGAGTCCATGCCGCCGGAAACGAGGATGACGGCTTTGCGGGGTTGTGATGCTGACAT